TCTCAACCACTTATCAACCAAATGCGCCCCAGGCCAAGACCGGCGTGGGTTCCGCTATCAGTAACCGCGAGGATCTCAGCAACGAGCTGACCCTTCTCGCTCCAGAAGAAACCCCGCTCCTCAGCCTCTGCTCCAAGGGCAAAGCCACTGGCACTTTCAGCGAATGGACTGCCGATGTGCTTTCCGCTCCTTCGACTGCTGGTATCTCTGAAGGTACGGATGTGACTTCGTTTGACGACAAGTTCGCTAGCCGCGCTCGTCTGGGCAACTACACTCAAATCTTCCGCCGCGACTTCATCGTGTCGAACCTGCAACAAGCTGTTAGCTCCGTTGGCCCTGCCAATGTTGCTCAAGCTGAAGCTAAGTCGATGCGTGAACTCAAGCGCGATGTCGAAGCTGCTATCTGCTCGGACAACGATCGTTCCGTTGAGAACGGCGCTGGTACTCCGTACGCCCTCCGTGGCCTCGGTGACTGGCTTGACTCGGCTGGCCCTTCGGATGTTCCTGCTGCTTATCGTACGCCTTCGGCTTCGATTGCTACCTCGGCTCCTAACGAGACGACCTTCAACGACATCATCGCTTCGATCTACACGGTCAACGGCGAGGCTAACAACCTTACCCTCATCGCTGGCGTTGCTCTCCGCAAGGTGATCAGCAACTTCACCCGTTCGTCTGGTGCTGCTGCTTCGGAAGCTGTCTACACCGTCAATCAAGACGCTTCGGCCAAGAAGGTTACGCACTCGGTTACCGTTTACGAATCCGACTTCGGCATCGTCAATGTCATCAATGGCAACCCTGCCTGTATGCCTTCAGCTAACCGTGGTTATGTCGTGAACCCGAAATACCTCGGCTTCAACACCCTCATCCCGATGGGTTCGACCCGTCTTGAGAACCAAGGTGGTGGCGAGCGTGGCTTCGTGGACATGGTTGGCACGCTTGTTTGTAAGCACCCTGGCGCACACGGCAAGATCGCTTACTAATTCGCAATTAAACACTAAAAGAAAGGAAAATTGAATTATGCCACAACTTGTAAATAACGAGCGTAGCCCCTACACGGATGTTGTTAAAATCACCGCTGATGATCTCAAGGCCATTGGTAACGGTGGTACTCGCCGTATTGCTACGATCCCCGCTGGTGGAGCTGTTGAGCTTTGCACCGTGACCAACACTGTTGACATCGCTGGTTCGACCAGCCTTGTCATTGATGTCGGTACGACGATTGGCGATCCCGATGAGTTCATCAACGCCCTCGATGTGGACGGCATGACCGTTGGTCTTCCGACCGTCAACACTGGCGACCAGTTCACCGCTGGCACCGCTGTGTCGACTTCGGGCCTTAGCCAAGCAGTTGCTCAAGCCTCTGCCGCTACCCCGATCTACATCAAAGTGACCGATTCCGCTGTGGCTTCGATCACTGCTGGTGAGATCATGATTGGCTTCCGCATCTTGGATCTTACCAAGTTTGCCTAAACCCTAGATAGCGGGGGGTGGGTTCTATCCCCATCCTCCGCTTATCTCCTACCCAAACGATGATCTCCGAGGAAGCAATGACAGATGCGTTGGTGAAGGAGCTTTGCTCTGGTCGCCAGCTCATGGAAACAAAACAAAAGTTCCGCGAGATTTCCGCAGCACAAGAAGCTGACACTCTCCGTGGAGTCAAAACTGGCGCGTTGGGCCGAGCCGTTGCGGTTGTCCCTGCGCATGAGTATTTCCTAATCCGCAACAAGTACGGTGAAGATGCATGGCATGATCGCGAGTTTATCCGCGACTTCCAGAAGTTTCACCCAGAACTTTCCCCTAACGCTATTTAATGCAGACCAGAACCTACGCCGACCTGTTCTCGCTGATCCAAGCCCTGTGTGGCGTGGTGTTCGCCAGTATCGAGACTGGCCGCATTAAGGCGTTAATCAATCGCCGGGCAATCCGTGCGTATCGTGCAAGCAACTACTGGACGCGATTCCTTAAGATTGGCGAGGAACGCACCGTAACGAGCGGCGTGATGCCCTACGACGAGGCAGGACTTAGCTCCGTGGACACCTTCCTCCGCATCTTTAAGCAAGCCCCGTACATCTCATCCTCCGTGCAAGAGTTTGATTTTACCGTGACCGCTGATGGTGCGATCTTGGTAGCTGGCGACCTCGACCCATCCAGCGCGTTTCTTACCTACAAGGCGCAACTCTCCGACACCTATGGTGATGGTGCTGGAGAGACATCAAGCGTCCCAGCAGAGTGGTTCCAGTACCTTGCCCACGGCACATACGCCGATTACCTCCGCGCTGAAGGTCAGCAAGAGAAGGCCGCAGTTGCCGACCAAGAGGCAGAGATGCTTTTGCAGGACGAGCTGATTCGTCTCGACGAGAACCATACAAGCGGCTTTGTGAGCAATCGCATCCGCACAAACGCAAACATGCAACTTCGCTGGTAATATGCAATACTCGCTTTCAAATCGTCTTGGAAGATTTTCTGGTGGCCTTGATCCAGCTGCAAAATCATATATTGCCTTAGTTGAAGCTGCTGACGGGATTCCTCTTGAGTCATCAATTAAAAATGCAATTAACAATTTTGTAAAAGGTTGCAAGTCTGATGCTAGCCCAAACTCTGGTGTAAGCAACTGGGATGCCATCAAATCTTGTTGTTTGCTTGCTGGGCCTAGAAGCCTCAATGGTGCGCTTGTTCCATTAAAAGGAACATCTCCTACAAATGTTGGGTTTATTGGGGCTGGAACGGATTACGCTAGAAACACTGGGCCTGTTGGGAATGGATCTACCAAATACCTTAATTCAAATAGGCTTAACAACGCAGACCCACAAAACAACAACCACAATTCTGTTTATATAACAAATGTGGTGACTAATGTGTTTGCGGCATATATTGGGGCTGGCGGGTCCGCCGGAGTCGGCGCAAACACAATAAGTCAAAACTCATCTAACGCAACGCTTAGATCAAGAAATGCAACCGCATTGAATTTACCGCAAGTTCATGCAAATGGTTTTGTTTGTCACTCGAGAGACAGCAGCGGATCATATACCTATAGATTTCGTGGAGCAACAGGGACTAATGCGGTTGCTTCTGGAACACCATCAACCGATAGTGTATTGGTGTTTGCGAGAAGCAACGGGGCGGCAGTTGAGTTACCGTCAACATCTTCAATTGGATTTTATTCAATCGGTGAGGCAGTCAATGTAGTTAAACTGGAAAGCAGGGTGAATAATTACTTCTCATCAATCTTGAGTGTTCTTTCTCCACCGCAGCCATCTACGCCATCCGCATATATTCTTGGATCTAGTACTGCTGTAGGAACTGGTGCGACATCAGGAAACTCTTGGGCCTCTAAATTTACTACGTATTATGCCAGTACTGGCACAACTACGAATCTCGCTGTTGGCGGTACTACAATAGCAAACGCATCACCAACTGGCTATACAATCCCAACTGGATGGACAGATCAGCCCGACCCACTGAAGAACATCACATACGCAGCGAACGCTGGTGCTGATCTTGTTCTAATCAACTTCCCAAGTAATTTCATCAATCAAACAAATGGCACTACCGCTAATTATATGACGGTGCTGTCATCCATTGTTAATTTGTGCGTTAATTTGGGTATCGACTACAGAGTGTTCACGACGCAGCCACGGAACACTGATACTACAAAGAGGCAGATTCTCAAAGATACTGCCGATGCTATTATCGCTACCTATGGTGCTAAAGTGGTCAATACTTTCTCTGAACTGGCAGACCCCACGACACTTGAGATTAAGTCCACATATAATTCTGGTGACGGAGTTCACATTAACAACGCTGGTCATCTTTATTTGTACAACCAACTAATCGCAACATTATAATACACATATGAAAACAACCGCACTTGGCATTTTAACTATCGTCGCAACGCTCGCTAATGTGGGCGTTCAAGTCCTCAAAGGTGGCGCACCCGACTTCATGGGCGCATTCGCCGCTGTAACCGCAGGAATCGGCCTCATCAAAGCTCGCGACAACAAATGAGCGCAGATGCCTCTAGAGACGCGCTACACGGCATTGTGGGCAGCGTAGTACCAGTTCTTGGCCTCGTGACTTCCCTGCAAGAGCAAATCGAGTGGGGTATGCGTGTGACCTCGCTGGGAATCGGCATCATCGTAGGCTTGATTTCTGCCTACCAGTTGCTTAAAAAGCGGTGAGTAGGTCGAGGTGGGCTTGACCTATGGTGTAATATCCAAACAGTCATGCAATACCACCAGATCATCGAGCTGCAGAAGCGTGTAGGAGCCACTCCAGACGGGTTCTGGGGAGAGAAGTCCACGGCAAAGTGCAAGGAGTACCTCCGCAGCCTCATGCCCAAAGACCACCCTTGGCCCACACAAGACCAAGCCTCGCTCACCAAGTTCTACGGACGGGCTGGAGACGAGAGCATGTTGGTCAACCTAGCCGTCAACGACCTCGACATCCGCTACAGTGGCAAGCAGGTAAAGACCATCCGCTGCCACCACAAGGTAGCTCCGAGCCTCCGTAGGATTCTTGAGAACATCAGCAAAACCCCACACGCTTGGGTGCTGAAGGAGTATGCTGGCGTGTACAACAACCGTCCTATGCGAGGCGGTTCTCTCCCCTCTCTACATGCTAGGGGTGCGGCTATAGACCTCGCTCCAGACACCAACGGCAACCGTGAGCATTGGCCTTCACGCTCCAATATGCCCATCGAGGTGATGGAGATTTTTTGCAAAGAGGGGGCAACGCCGGCTGGAGCATTCTGGGGAAGGGACGCGATGCATTTTGAATTTACGAATCCACGATGAACTTCCCCAAGCATATCAGCATTGGTGGACTCAAGGTGAAACTCACCATTGTCGAGAATCTTGAAGATTTCGGTAGTTTTTCGCTTGACGACCTCACGATAGCCATTAGGAAGGGGAATACCAAGGACATGGTTGACACCCTACGACACGAAATGATGCACGCTGCTTTCGCTATTGGCGGGATCGGACATTGCAAACCTTTCGAGGAAGTGGAAGAGGGTGTTGTCAGGTGCTTGGATCACTTGTTCTTCCCAGCGTGGAACAAGCTACAACAACAACCAAAGAAACAATGACATACAAGAAGTTCCTCGTCGCTGCCGATAATCACGGTAGCCTAGTCTGCGAGCAGGCTAAAAAGAAACTGTTAGACTTCACTAAAAGCTGGAAGCCCCACTACAGGGTTCACTTGGGTGACTTCATAGACCTCGCCCCACTTCGTAAGGGTGCTTCATCTGAAGAAAGGGCTGAAGGAATCTCTGACGATGTCATGATGGGTATGGAGTTCCTTAAAGAGTTCCGTCCCAACTACCTAACGATCGGGAACCACGATGATCGCCTAGCCTTGCATTCTACAAACTGCTCTGACGGCATGATCCGCGAGAGGTGTGCCGCCCTGTGGCGCGACATTGAGGATGAGTTTAAGAAGCTCAAGATCACTACCTGCCCCTACCATGTAAGCAAGTTCCTCATGCTTCCAGAGGGTGGGCCGAAGTTCATCCACGGGTTCCGTGCTACAATGTATCCTGCAAAAAGCCATTTTGAAAACTGGGGGCCTTGCATTCATGGACATGTCCACAAGCCAGATGTCTATGTAGCTCGCCACATTGAGGGCCAAGCTGCGTACTCCGTTGGATGCCTTGCAGACATCGACCAGCTGTCCTATGCCGACCGCACACCCGCTAAACTGGCGTGGCGAAATGGCTTCCTTTACGGCATGATTAACGAGAAAACTGGATCGTGGCAGGCATGGAATGTAATCAAGGAGGGTGATGTCTGGATCTCCCCTATGGGCATCCTGTAGCCGAGCGACCACATCAAACCAATGTATCCGAACACCGACAATGAAAACGAAACAAGCACTAGACGCATTAGATAAAGCCATAGCCCTTATCGGTACAGAGCAACCCCGCCGCGATGACGAGTTCACGGTGAACGAATACGCAGAGCGAGCAGGCGTGTCCATCCCGCATGCATCCGCTATCCTACGGCAAAAGACCGCCGATGGTTTACTAGTAATGCGCAAGAGCCGAGTCAATGGGCGAAGCACCAATATGTATTCCTTGGCCGAGTAAGTACGCATTCTGGCAATTTATCCGCTAGAATGCCACACATTATGGAAATGTGGACACATTGTGTCCACTTCTGCGTATGGTTACACAAGGAAAAAAGTAACCCCCAGTGGTGCGCATTGTCAAGAGGCGTCGGGGGTGTTGTTGGTTAGATGCTACCCTGTTTTCGGTAGCTTGTCCAGTTAAAGTGTAATCCGCACCCATTTTCACGGATTCTATCCAGCACCGCCGCTGATAATTTAGAGGCAAACTCCTCGCGTGAGTGGTTGGAAATCAAGATGGTAGGCCTTTCGTTTTGATAACGAGCGTCGATAATACTGGTGATCTTTCTGTCCTCAAATGGGGTTTCGCCCCTTTCCTGAAATTCATCCAAAACCAGTAGCCCTGCCTCGGTGTATTTCTTCACCACCGCCATCTCAGATTGCTCGGAGTCTGGGCGGAAGGTGTCACGGATCTCCATGAATAAGTCCACAGCTGTGGTGTAAATGGCGGGTCTTTCCTTCTTTCCAGAGTTCCAGCCCATGCCTCCAACGGAGAAGTGAGAGTCTTTTGGGGTGCATTTCTTGGCAACCTCATAGGCCATGCGGGTCTTCCCCGTGCCATTCGTCCCGTACATCACCACAATGCCTCCAGAATCGCTTGTAGCGAGGGCTAGGCGGTAGTGTGTCCACCACGCATCTCCAACGCATTCTGGGGCATCCTCGTACCTCTTGGGG